GCCTACAATAATGCAGTCCGCTGTACCAAACCCGTCAGGCACGTAAGCTGAAAAATCAACTTTCTGCTCGATGAGAATAATAGGATCTTGACAGTTAAGTTTTGCCTGCTCATACTTTTCCATTACGAAATCCACGTAAGCATCCGAGCATTCCTGCATCTCATTTGAGTCATACTCTGTTGACGGTTTTTCACACGGACGATTAAGAAGCTTATTCAGCTTATACTCACACCACGCGTGTGCCGCCGTTCCTTCCTCAGCTGCCATAGAAGTAGTGTTTTCAAACTTTTCTTCTAAAACAGCACTAGGAGTACACTTAATCCACCTGTGAGCAGAAGACGGTGAAAGTAAAGCATGCTTAGTCACCTTTAATTCCCTCCGCTTCATGCAATAGGCTCTCATACTCGCTTTCAGGGATGTCTGAAAGCTTTTGCGCACCGTGCTTTACGATGAGTTTTTTCACCTCAGCTGTCTTTCCAATCTGGCTAAGTTTTGCTAAAACCGCCCGCACCTGTTCAAGACTTACCTTTTTAGTTTCAGGTACTTGTTTTGGTGACGTCTTATGTGTTGTTTCACCTTCGATCTCTTTCAGGTGACAAATCAGTGATTCAAGATCGCCAATTATCTTTTTTACCGTGTTTTCGTTCATTCTTATTCACCTTTCTTGTTTTGAACCACGACTTCATCGATTCTGTTACTTGGAATAAAGACCATGATGTCTTCTTTCTTTCCGAGGAAGAATCGGATGATTTTTTCTCTCAGCCCGATAGGTTTACAACTTGCAAGCCCATCTTCTTTAGGCTTTTTTGAAACACTTACGACAAGTTTTTGTTTCATATGCCGCCTCCTTTCTAAAAGGACTTTGTGCCCTTCTATGGGGTAGCCTTGGGAAAGGTGATAATCTGACGGTTTTTCTAAAAAAGTTTTCAAAAATAAAAAAAGCCCGAGGATTGCTCCAATGTAGGAACAAGCCTCGGGCTTTATAAGTGTTTCAAACTGTTTTACAAGAGTTCGTTTACTCGTTTTTGTACTGCATCATAATCGTATCCTGCTTGAGTTAGACGCTGTTTTCGTGTGCTGCCGTTACCCCACGTGCCTCGGATTACTTCACGTGCAAGCTCATCAACCGACTTTCTATAGGCTTTAACACCAAGAAGTTCATTAACTTTATTTTGTACGCTCGTATAATCGTATCCGGCTGAAGTTAAACGGTTTTTACGCTCATTTCCGTTACCCCAGTCACCGTTAATAACTTCTCGTGCCACTTCATCAATGCTTGATGTTTGAGGAGCAGTGTAAGAACCACCGTTTTTATATCCGTTTAGACCGGCTTTTTTAATCACGCTTGGATAATCTACGTAAGTATAATCCATGTCAACTCTTCCGGCTATTCCATCCACGCTGCCACTTGACGAGTATTGCCAAAGACCATATGAGCCTTGATAATCACAGTGCGTGTTCCACTGTGCTATCCACAGAGCGTAACGGTCTCTAACATGAGAGGACACAAGATTATTAGCTACTGAAAGCGAGGTGTAAAAACCTGCATAATACCCGTAAGTTTCAAGCTTGTTACAAAAACTTGTAATCAAAGAATCACAGAAATCCCGTCCACGGTTAAGCTGGCTTTTTTCTTCCAAATCAAAGTAAACAGGATACTCAAAACTCTTACCTGAAAGTATGTTCACGCAGCTTTGAGCTTCCTCAGCCGCTTCGCCTGCAGAGCTTGCGTACGAATACCAGTAGGCTCCCACATCAAGACCGGTTGTTTTTGCTTTACGATAGTTCTGTTCAAACCACTTGTCTTTGTGTCCGATACCGTATCCTGCTCGAATGATCACAAACTCAACGCCGGATGCTTTCACCGCGTTGAAATCAATGTCACCCTGCCAGACTGATACGTCTATTCCTCTTTTACTCATGAGTATTGTCCTTTCTGTTCTTGTCGTGTAATTGTTCTAAAACATTTTTTAATTTCTCAGGCACGGGAAGCCCCAGATGAGCCGCGTTTTCGGTTAAAGATAATCCTTCGTTAGATAGGTAGAAGAAAATTACCGCGGTTCTAATCACGCTTCCTTGCTTAATAACCTGAAAATCTATAATGTTTGCTATGCCAACAAGCATAAAAATGAGCACCTTTCTAAAGATGCCCTTAAAACCCACGCTGCTTGAAAGCTTTTTATCAATCGCCGCACACATCACGCCTGTGATGTAATCAGTTACCACAAATAAAAGAAGTGCGAGGATTAAACCATCGCACCCGCCTAAAAAGTATCCCAGCCAGCCGCCTACTACTGTGAAAGCCAGCTGTAGTGTATTCCAAAATTCTTTCATTCTACCGCCTCCTTAATAAGATCAGTTACATCTTCTACCTGCATAAACGTAATAATTACCGGTATTTCGTTTGAAGGTTTATCCCCATAACAGTAAATCCTCCAATCACTGCCGATTGCCATAGTTAGTTTGCAAACCTCCTTAATATCTCCCGTGCCATAAAACCTCATAGACGGAAGTCTTTCAAAGTCGATTTTTATATCAAGTGCTACATTCTGTTCCTGTGCATTGTTGGGGTACTGTTCTTTATGTGGCTTGTAATATTTTTCGTAAAAAAAGCCATACACATAACCATCTAGTACTTCCTGCCAAGAATCAGGTGTAATAACCCATTTGAATTGCCGGGGAAGCTTAGGCATGTCCTGATGTATCAACAGCTTTGTTACGAAATCCACGTATTCACGGTTAACGATTTCTTTTCCTCTGGTGTCCGGTATATAGGTTGGTGTTTGAACAGTCGGTTTTCCCGTAAAAGCAGGACTGTCCAGTGTGGCAAATTTTCCTTTCAATTTTTCTATCAGCCTAAGTAAACCTTCTTTGCCTAAAAACTTATCTGCCATAAGCTTCACCTACACAAACAGTGCATCGATTTCTTCATTGCTGATACTTTTAACATCTTCTTTTTTCACATAGTCACTTAAATCAACTGATGTTGTACCGATTTTTTCAAACCTGTCGTTTACATAAATGTACTCATCATACGCATCGTTTTCGCCCTTGTTATCGCTTATAAGATAGATTGTTGCCTTATCACCTGTCTGAGGCAGGCTATCAACCACCTTAAAATCAATTGATTGAATGTTGCCGACAAGATGCTTTACCTCTTCAGTAAGGTCTGTCTTTTTCACATAATTCGCTGCGTCTTCCAGCTGTTCTACTTTTGTCGGTAATGCGCTTGTTTTCGCATACGCATCAATGCCTTGAAGATTTTCTACGTTTGTCACGATGTCGGTTTTCTTCGCGTATTCTGACGCATCTGTCAGGTTTTCCACCTTGGTTGGCACTGAAGATACTTGTGCATAGTTTGCCGCATCGCTTAAATCCGTGACTTTCTTCGGCACTGTTTCCAAGGCTTTTGTCAGCTCTTCTTTTTTCACAAAGCTTTCCTTGATTTTCTTCCAAACGTATAAAAGTCCGTTGTTGTCTAAAAATTTGGTTTGCATAATAATTTCCTTCCTTATTTAAGTAGTTCTTCGAGTTCGATATTGCTGATAGAGCAAAGCCCCAGCTCTAAAAGCGTTTTATTGCCTATAAGCTTTACTTGGTTAATTTTCGGCAGGTTAGTAAGCCTGTTGTAATCCGTTGTTTCTTCGCCTGTTACTTTTATGATGCTTTCAAAAGATGCGCTCATATCTGTATTGTGTTTAAAACTTGCCTGTAGTTCTGCCATTAAATCTCACCGTCCTTTACTATTTCTTCAGCCGTTGTTCGTATCAGATTTGAAGCGATAGCCGTGTTGTCGGGAAACTTGGCTCTGATTTGAATCGTGACAATACCGTCTTGAAACAAAAGTGTTTCTTTCTGCGTGAGATTGACTGTTACAAGCGTCTTTTTAACACTCACATCCTCTAAGCTTTTTTCTAAAACAACTTTTCCGTTTTGCTTATAGCTAACAAAAAGGACAGATGCGTTTTCTAAATCCACATCTGTCCTGAACACGTTTGTAGGTGTTGTTCCTCTATACATAAGGCTTTCCTCCTTATGGTTTTTCTTCTTTTTCTGCTTTAAGTTTTAGGATTTCCTCGTTTAGTTTTTCTAACTGTTCTTCGTAATACTTTGTGTTTTCCTCACTAAAAGCAACATGTTCCATCGTGTTTTCAGCTATCACCGCTGAGCGTATGTCAGCTAAAATTGACGCGATGATGCCTTCAACCATGTAGGTCGGGATAGGAATACTTTTTTGTAAAGACACTATCTCATCGCTTAACTTCGCTCTAAACTTTTGTGTAGCTATCGCATAGTTAATGGTCGGCTTTTCCATCTTCCACCTCCTTTTCCTCGATTAGAATATCCAGTTTCCGATTGATGTCTTCTATCATCTTTGCGTACTTACTGTTGCTGATAAACTGCTCTATTTCCATACTCTCATCAACAGTTTTAGCGACTTTTATGTCACTGTTTTTAGTACCTTCGTTTATCACAACCTCGTTTGTGTTAATAATAAGTTCTGCCATATTCATCTCCTTAGTTGTAGAAAGTCAAGTCCATGAGGATACCGTTTTTAAATACCATGCGCCCGTTTTCACCCCATCTTCTTACTTTGCCGTACTCATCCACATCAAGTACCTGCACATAATGAATGGTTGCCGTAGTTCCAAAACCTCCTTCCCACTGCGGGTTTATAACCTTGAAACCGTGGGCATAAAAGTTGCAACCTAAATGCAAGCCATACTCGTCATATATACTGCCTGAGCGTGAAAAACAAAGCATCGTATTATACGAATTAGAATAGGATGATTCTTTTTGCGCGAAAGCCATATACTTTCCTTCAGGAGAGAGGTCAAACACGAGCCCTTTATGAGAGTTGTCTTTATTCCACTGATTCGTTCCGATTTTTCCCACATAGTAGCCGTCACGATAAAAATGGTTACCGTTTTGATCAAATACGGCACGCTTACTATCAGAATCAATCGACCCGTTGTAAAGACCTATTTGCCCTGCAGTGATTTGAACATAGTTGCTTGACTCGTTAAATCCAATCAGAAAACTGTTGTAGTTTTGCCGCATAAACGAACCGAACTCACCCTTTTTCACCATGGAAGTAATCGAGCCTTCAACAATAGAAACTTTAGATATAGCTCTGTCAGCTGTATCTTTAGCAGCCTGAATGTCTTTATCACTGACTCTAACCCAGTCAAACTCCAGATAGCTGTCAAGACTCTCATTTGACGTATACCGCCAGAGTTTTCTCGTATTATCCTGATACGGATCATGCTCTGACTCAGGATAATTGCTGCCTGACAGTTCTATTATGTTTCCGGCATCGTTAGGTAAAACCGCTAAACTATCTTGAACTTCTTGCCTTGAACTGCTTTTTCTTATAGCATCAATCTTAAAACCGTAATAATCATGGCTTGAACCATCGCTTCTAAAATAAAGCCAAAACGTATTACTCGGTACAAAGATTCTTTTATCTGCTATGTCCGCACCGCCAAGTTTCGGTAAAACGTGAATCTTACCCTCAGACTCATAGAAAACTTCCACCCAATCATAGTTTGCGCTTTCCGTACGGCAATTACCGTTAAACTTAACCTCTAAACAGTCTCTTCTAACCCGATACCTGTAGGCGTAGCCTGTTTGAGTGTCGAAGAAAAAATCTCCCACGTGGTTTAACTTCTCACTTCTGCTTGTCCAAGAGTTAGCCGGAGCATTAGAAGAGTAGGGAGTATACGTGCCGTAATAGTTACCGTTTTTCTGCTCCAGTTTCTGATTAACTGTTTCAACACTTGACTCAATCTTTCGATCCGTTACAGAAAACTTGGTGTTAACCTCGTTTATCGTATAGTAGCTTTTAAGCTTCTCATCACTATCAGAAATAGCTTCCTGTTTTGCGTCCGCGATCTGCTTTTCCACCTGCGAAGTGTAAGAAACTGAAAGTTTCTCAGCATCAATCGAATGTCCGATAATCCTGTCACCATACACCATGCCGTCAAGAGTCATCGCGGTATTGTAAGGTCCTGCAAAACCGTTATGGCTTCCACCAATCCCGTTCATATTAACCTGCAAGACTTTCGTAGCAGTATTCTTATCAGGCGTATCCATATAAAGGTCTCTTAGCCACCTGCCTGAATCATCATATTCTGTTATCTTGTAACCGCCTGAGGTGATGTTCATCTGTGCTTTAATATTGTTGATTTCACTTTGCACACGCTCGTTATCTATTTTTCTTGTTGCAAGGCTTTCTTCACGCAGGCTTTGCACAGAATTATGTGAGCTTTGCACATAGCTTCGTCTTGTTTGACTGCCAAGAACGATTTTCATCTCACCGGGTTTTTGCAATGGAATAGACTGTCTCATCACGGGAAATACCCGATCCATGCCAAAAGGCGATGCTATGCACCTAACTCTGTCTCCACACTCAATAGTTTCAAAATCAAGGTCAAACTCGGATAAGTCAACCGCACTTAAGTTAAGCTCTGTCTGTTCGAACTGATTATCTTTAAGCCAAAGAGAGGCTTTACGTAACAGGTTTTCAGGAACAGCAACATCATCCCATCTAACGACTTTACAAACCCAACCAAACGCGCTCTTTGCCTGAGTGGAAACAAGATAATTCTTCCCGTTATTAACGCTTGTAATATCCGTGTATTTTTTAAGAACCTCGTGTTTGCTGTTATCGCTTTCCAGTTCTTTACCTAAAGGGATAAGCGCTGTAGAAACATCTTCTGCCGATAAGTTTTCAGTATAATCAAGCATATTAAGACCAAACTCAACCGGCTGTTTCGCCATTTTACCCATTTCTTCCAAGCGAAGATAATCAAGGTAAAGCCCGTCTTTTTCTCGTCTTAGCTTTAAGTATCCGCCCAGCTTATCAACCATTTTTCCCATAATCGCTTCAAGCGTTGTCTCAAAATTAGTGAACCTGTACAGGGAATTATTGGGATCTGTCACGCTGACTTTTCCGATATGAATCTTCTTCCTGTCATCCACCTGCTCGTTATGAATGTTTAGGAATTTTTCCAACAGTTGGTAAGGTGTGTGATCATGGTATTCTCTCTGCGGCTGAATACTGTCTGCAAGATACGTTAAAAGACCCGCGCACACTACTTTCTTGTTTTGGTTTAAGTCTTTCTCCTGTTCTCTTACCTCTCCGGTAAAAATTTCTTTCTCATTGCGATACACGCTCACTACTGATTTTCTGTTAAAAAACTTCTCATAGCAGGGATTTTCTTTCGGACACGTAAACACGAGCGTGCCTGCAGTGTTAAGCTCCACGTTAAGCGTAGCGTCAAGAAGAATATTCTTAGTGTCGCCCGGATAATACAAGGCTGTTTCATCAAGAGTTATTGTGTACAATTTATAACCACCCCCTTAGGTAGGAAATATCAAGTGTGCCTGTGCCTTGAAACGTAAGCGTCATATTATTTTCGCGTGTCCTAAGTTCAGGAAAACGAGATACCCCTTGTTTTAGACTGTAGGTTTTTCCTTTAAAATCAACGCTTAGCGTGTTTAGTGTTTTATTAGTAAATTCAGGTATAAGCGTCATATCAAAATCACGGATAAGCCTTACTTCTTGTCCTTCTTTAACCTGCACGTTTTTTAACGTGTACACGCCACTTGTTTCCATGTCCAAAACACTGTGCTTATAAGGGTTTAGCCTGTAGTTAAGCGTAATCATTTCATAGTTTTTATCCGATTTAAAATCACTTACCCACACTCGACCCTGATAGTAAAAGGAAGATTCACTGTCCAATACAAGTGTTGTTTTAAGACCGTGAACATCACGTTTAAGCCTCTCGTAAGCTTTCTGCCACACACCTTTATCTGCGACAATAAACTCAAAAGAACCTTCACGCATCTCGTATAAAACTTCACCCGCTAAGCTTTCCGTAAGATCAAAACTTCCCAGTCTTCCCGGCACTTCCAGATAGCTAAACCTTGGGGAGGGTAGATTAACATGTGGTTTAAGTGTTGGAACTAAGCCTAAATCCTTAAAACTATGTAATTTGCCTATCGTCATCCCATACACTTTTACCACCCCCTTGTTTTTCTTGTTTGAAGCTTGAAAAGCTCACTGTCCATCTTGTTTGCAATACCGCCTACAAGCTCGCCTGAATCAAGCACAATACTCTGGTTGGAAAACTGTGGGAAATACGCGTCCATAATCGCTAGAATCTGGTTCATAACACTAAGCATTTGCGTGTTTGCTCCCGCACTCATATTCTGCAAAGTATCAAGCCCCATAATCACCTCAGGGCCTTTCTCTCCGCCGCCAAGCAAGTGCCCGTTTTTCTCACCGAAGATAGTCGCCCCGTTTAACAGCATTGGCTTATCCATTGCCTTCTTATACCAGTCGATAGCAAGATACGGTACAGACGGTGGTGCGAGTGAGAAGTGTCCTTTAATACTAAAATGAGGCAGTTTAATATGAGGAATACTAAGTCTAATACCTGCAAAAAAGCCTGTTATAGCGTCAACTACTGCCTTAACCTTGTTTTTCGCCGCTTCAATCGGAGTGATGATAGCGTTTTTAATACCATTCCAAATTGATACGGCCGTGTTTTTAATACCGTTAAAAACGTTGCCTACAACGCCTGCCACCGCGTTAAACACCGTAGAAACCGTATTTTTAACCGTGTTCACCACGTTTGTTATAACACTGCAAATTCCATTCCATATCGTTTCAGCCACTGATTTTATGCTGTTAAAAACAGAGGTTACAACACTTAAAATCGCATTGAACACGCTCGTAAACACACTGCTTATAGTGTTTAACACGCTTGTTATAAACGACATAATCGTGTTCATAACACTTGTTATCACAGTGTTTATGGCTTCAAGCACGCTGCTTACCGTGGTTTTAATCGCATCCCATGCGCCTATAATCACGTCTTTACAGTTTTCCCAAATAAACCTAAACGGTAGTGTGATAAGCGAAAAATAGCCTTTGATAAGCTCTACGATAAACATGAGAGCTACCGTGAGCACGTTTTTAATCGTATCCCACACACCGGTAAAAACCTGAACCAAGCCTTGCCACACGTTTTGGAAAAACTCAGAGATGTTTTGCCAAATACTGCTCACGCTCTGGCAAACACCCTGCCACAGGTTTTTAAACCATTCGCTTATAGCACCCCAGTTTTTAATAATCGCAATAATCGCCACAACCGCTGCAATAATAGCCGCAATAATAGCGATAATAGGAAGAAGCGAAACGTTTAACGCACCAAACCCAACAGCCGCTGTTCCGGCTGCTGTTCCTGCTGCCGCTGTCCCTGCCGCACTAGCACCTCCTGCCACACCTACCGCAGTAGTGGCTGTGGCTGTTCCTCCAAGAAGTCCGATAAGACCTCCCAGAGCAGAAGTGATTGTTCCAACAGCACTAATAATTTTCCCGATCACAATGAGTACAGGTCCGACTGTTGCCGCAATAAGCGTGATTTTTACTATCGCATCCTTCATTCCCGGAGACAATCCGTTCCAGGCTTCGCTTAAAGACTTCATACAGGAAGCGAACTTTTCAAGCATAGGCTGTAAAACCGTTGCAAGAGAACTGCCAAGATCTGCTCCCACGATTTTCAGACTATTCATCGAAGTCTTAAACTTATCTATCGGATCAAGCGTTTCGTTAAACGTTTTCTCCACGCTGCCAGCATTATCTTTAAGGGAAGTACCAAGCTCAGCAAAAGACAGTGAACCGTTTTTACACGCCTGATAAATAGCCGCGCCCGCACGCTTACCAAACAGCTCATAAGCTACTTTTAAACCTTCAGTGTCGCTTTTCGCATTCACCATACTGTTTTGAATATCTTCTAAAGCCTGTTTCATAGGCGTGCCTTTAGCTGTAGCAGCAGCTAGTGCTTTAGTTAGAGCTGTCATAACCTGTGATGTGTCAGCACCCGACATTTCAACATTGCCTAAGAAATTAGCAGCATCCGATGCGCTAAACCCGAGCTGCTGTAAGGAGGCACTGTTAGTCACCATGGTTTTAGCAAGCGTATCCATGCTGACACCGGTACGCTGACCGACTGCGTTCATCGTATCAAGTAAAGCCCCGGCATCCTGTGCTTTAAGCCCAAACGCAGCCACAACTTTCTGCGTATTATCAACAGCCGTGGAAACATCCATGTTGTTAATTTGAGCAAATTTAATAAACCTGCCTGACAGGTCTTCAAGGCTTTTACCTGTTAAACCGAATCTGGTGTTAACCTCGCCGATAGCAGCACCTGCAGTTTGAAAATCAGTAGGAATACTGGTAGCAAGATTTTTCATACTATCTTGCATACCCTCCAGTGCTTTTCCTGTTGCGCCTGTTTTAGTAACAATCGTATCCATGCCCGCATCAACTTCGTTAAACGCGGCTAACGATGCGGCTCCAAGCCCCACAATTGGTGCGGTAACATGCGTGGATAAGCTTGTACCGACCTGTGCTGTTTTCTCACCAACACTTTTAATTTTATCCCCGGTTTCTTTCATAGAAACTGCTAACGCTGAAGGGACTTTCTTTGCCTGCTGTTCTAAATTTTTAAGATTCTGCTCGGTTTCAATAATCTCACGCTGCAAAGCATCATACTTGTCTTTACCGAGATCCCCGTTTTCAAGCTGTACTTTAGCCTGCTTATCAGCCTGTTTTAAAGCGTTAAGTTTCTCGGAAGTGTTTGCTATTTCCTGCTGCAACAACTGCTGTTTTTGTGCTAAAAGTTTAGCGTTGGACGGATCCAGTTTTAACAGCCTGTTTACGTCACGAAGCTGAGCTTGCGTAGATCTGATAGTCGTATTCACATCTTTTAACGCTTTATCCAAGCCTGTCGTATCTCCACCGATTTCAACGGTAATACCTTTAATCCTGTTTGCCATAACTTCACCTCCTTTTACTCTTAAATTTAGGTATGAAAAAAATCAGATATTTTAACGCCTTGCATAAGAATGCTTGGCTCTCGTCTAGAACCTGTCGAATTCTGCCTGGCTTGCGAGCCTATCGTATTTCACACTATCGTTTGCTTTCTCCGTCCACATGTCTAAAATCATGCCGATGGTTAAAAGATCCAGCTCGCAAATACTTATCCCAATCTCTGTGCATCTAAGAAGAAATAACGCGGTTGTCATTTCTCTTGTAGTTGACGTAACTTTTTTTTAGACTGAACCTGTGTTTGTAAATTCGCACCCCAAAGCTCTAAAATTTCAGGCAGCACCTCGTAGATAGAAAACATTTCAAACTCATCGAGCCATTTTTCAATCGTTTCAGGAATCGTGTTATCCGCATGGTAGGCCATGATATAGGCTACGTTTTCAAAAATCTCCAGATCATCAATCTCAAACCCGGTGCTTTTACTCTTATACGATTTTTCGAGTTTAGAAAGATCCTGAAAAATATCACGCTTGAATTTGATGCGATACAGTCTTGGAATAGTGGCAGAAGAGCGAAACTTCACGTCTTTGCCACCGATTTTTACTGTTTTTTCAATCATACTCACCACTCCTTTTACTTAGGTTTAACCTCTGTCGTGTTTTGAGGAACATACACGCTCTTATACCAGTTAGCGTAAGTTTCATCAGATGTCGTATCCCCGCTACGGGATTTCACAAGCCCATCTTCTCTAGGATCAGCCGTAAGCGAGAGTGTTTCCGTACCCGGTTCTATCGTGTCTTCCTTAGTTTCCGAAGCAATAGACGGCCTTGAAGCCGAGCAGTTATAAAGCACGTGGCGGATTGCTTTAACATCACCGTCAAACTCAAAAAGGAGTGCGAACTTTTCCGCTTCACCGGTAGTTGCTTTTTCTACCAGCACACCGTTTTTATCAAGTTTTTCTTTTAATATTTCTGTTCTAAACCATTCAGGTATAAGAGCCATTTCCAAGTCGCCACTGTAACCGTTGTTAGCAGTCGACCTGAAATAGACAATCCCGTCAGCGTAAAACGGTGAGGATTCACCTTCCGCATCAAGGCTTATGCTCACAGCCCCCGGAATCGGCTTAGGCGCATCATAGTTAAAACTTCCGCCTGCGTCTTTTTTAAGCTTTGCCGCATACACGTTTTTAAGATTGTATTTAACCTTGTTTCCCATTTTCTGTTACCTCCATTTCAAAAATGTAGAGTGTTTCATAAAGCTTTTCCGACTCTATGAACGCTTCTGTTTTGTTATAAAAAATGCCGTGCCTATCAAGCACGGCTTCAACTTTTTCTTCCACCTCTGGATTCTTATAATCTGTGTATAGTTCGATATGAACTTCGTTTGCTTTAAAATACGTTTTCCCGTCTGCCGCAAAATTACTGCTCGCAGGCGTAAGAAACAGAAGAAACGGTGGAGAAGGGGACTCTCCTTCAGCAAAATGGTGATAAGCAAAAGGAAAACCTATCTCTCGCATGATGCTTAAAAGTCTAGTCATGTTCTATCGCCTCCCTTATTTTTTCTTCGAAACTTTTAACCGCTTTTTCTTCCGCAAGCTTAATGTGTGCTCTTGCTTCCACGCGTCCGCCACCTCGTTTAGCATGCCCGTACTCTAACAAGTGTGTAAGCTGATACTTGTTTTTTGAGTGAACTACCAGTGTGAGAGCGTTTTCTGTTTCTTTAACAGTTTTAACCGCCCAACTTTTCGCATACTTACCCGTGTGTTTCGGAGCTGTGTTTTCTATATCTTCTTTAACGGTTTTACTCACGTTTTTAACTGCTTCTTTTACTTTCTCACTCGTAGTATCAGCGTAAGTTTTAAGCTCTTTTATTATCCTGTTTGAAAGATTATCTACTCCTGTTTTGCTCACTTTTTACACCTCTTACAGTGAAGTTTCAGGCTTTTCTTCTTATAATTCATGTGGTCAATACCTAAAATCTCGTAAACCGTATCATGGAAAATAATCCTGTAACCAAGCGATGAGACTACGGCTGTTTCTTTCGAATAGCGGATAGTAAAATCTATTTTTGACTCATCCCACACGTTTCCTGCCGAAGTCTGCTCAGATGGGCTTTCGGCACTCACCGTGGCGTAACACTCGTAATATTTACTCCACTTAATCTTATGGTTACCAACCTCATCAACCTCTACACTGTTTTTAAGCAGCATAATACGCTCGTTTAGTAAACTTATTCTCATTTAAAACCCCGTTTTTCTAACAGTAAAAAGCATCGAACGTAAAGTGAGAGTTAGCGCGTGGTGGTCTGCTTCTTCCCGATGCTCATACAAGTAGCCTGTAGCGTATAAGACTGCGAGCCGATACTCGTCAAAGTTTTCACTAATCAAACTAGTATCGTTTTTACGAGCTACTCCCTGGCAGAGTTTTTCAGCAGAATGAATAAGGGTGTTGATAAGCTCATCATCTTCTTGACTGTCCACCCTAAGATAGTTTTTTGCTTCCTCAATCGTAAGTATCATCATCAACACCCCTCCTTAACTTTTAAGCTGCTACGCTTGTTTTAACAGGCAGAATCTGTACTGCTTCTTTAAGCACGAGTTTGCCGTCTACACGCTCTTTAGCAACGAAACCTATCATGCCGTTTCCAGCGAAAAGTTCGGTAAGCTCTTTAAACGAGCGTGAACCGCGATCGCCAATGTTGTAGTACGAGTAGTCGCCAAAAGCCACCATGTTTTCAGGCGCGTAAGCAGACGTGTATACCGGGTATCCGAGAATCCTGTTCGGCTCATCATCCTGGTATGAAGGCTGCCAAACGTACGCGCCGTTATTGTCTTTAAGTTTTCGTATGCTCGCGACCGTTTTATCGTTCATAATAAAACTCGCGTTTTTACGGTATGGTCGCCTCAAAGCGTGAACAAGATCAATCAGATCATCAGTTTTAATACCGGCAGTTTCTTTAAGGAACGTGCCGCCGTCTTTCTTGTTGAAAATACCAGTCGGTTTTCCCACACCATCCCCGTTAAGAAAAGCGTCTTCCTCAGCGTTAGCCAGCGCCATGCCGAAGGATGTGAGAAGATGATTCTCGAGGTTAAACGCATTATCATACAAGAGTTCTTCAGTAACTTTTACCGCAACGTGAAGCTTATGAGCGTCAAGCAGGATTTGAGCAAACTTGGAATCACCAAAGTTAAGGCTTGCGCCTTCTTCAATCCAAGCCGCCGCAGGATCGCTCATCGCAACATTAATCTTATGCTCGCCACTAGTAGTAATCGTGGTAGCAAGAGAGCGAATAATGTTTTCTTCTTTCAACGTTTCAATCAGACGATTATCGTATTCTTCCGGCACAAGATACCCGCCATCAGCGTCCACGCCTTCCTGCAACACGTTATCGACTCGTTTAAAATTACTTCTAAGAGCTGTAAGCATCGCCTGCTTATACTCGTCACGCGCACGACCTTGTTTTTCGGGTTTCACGCCTGTTTTCATAGGTTTCGCAACAATCACCTCAGATGTTGGTTTTGAAAGCTCCTTATCCATCACTTCCATCTGCTCCAAGCGCTCAATTTCCATACTGTAAGCTTTCACTTTCGCTTCCATCTCATCATAGGTTTTCGCGTCTTCTTCTGAAATAAGCCCGTCCTTGTCACGTTTAGACTCAAGGAAAGCTTTCGCACCCTGCCAAGCCTTGTTACGTTTCTCAACCATGTTTGAAATAGTGTTCATCATGTTTACCTCCAATTTTTGATTAAAAAAAGACGATCCATAAGATCGTCTGCACTAATATTGTTTGTTTCCTTACCGCTTATCCGGCAGGCTTTAGATATTTTTTCCAATAACGTGTTTTGCACGCTTGCTTTCGAATACAATGTTGAAACCTGTGGTATGTCAATATCAGTGGTTTCACCTCTAGTTAAAACACCGTCCGCGAACCCGAGTTCTACCGCCTTGTTAGCGTCCATCCACGTTTCCGAATCCATTAAATGCGACAGTTTCACACGGTTAAGCCCTGTTTTAATCTCGTAAGCGTTAATAATGGACTCTTTGACCTCATCAAGCATTGATATTGCTTTTTCCATTTCGTTTCTGTTGCCAAAAGCAACAGTCATAGGATTATGAATCATAAGCATTGACACCGGGCTCATATAAACCTTTGTGCCAGCCATCGCAATCACTGATGCAGCAGAAGCTGCAATCCCGTCAATCTTTACCGTCACACAACCCTTGTAATCCATGAGCATGTTATAGATTTGTGCCGCAGCCACACAATCGCCGCCAGGCGAGTTAATCCACACGGTAATATTTCCACTACCAGCGTTTAACTCGTCTTTAAAAAGTTGTGGTGTAATATCATCATCAAACCATGATTCTTCAGCAATCGTACCGTTAAGAAACAGTGTCCTCTCCAATATTTCATTTGACTCCTGATTTTCCTTCTGGTTTTTCCACTGCCAAAACTTCCTCATTACCTTTTTCCTCCTTTCCGCTACTGTTTGCGAACGCTCCCGCACGGTTAAGTGGGAGCATGTTGCCGTTAATCAAATACAAGTCACCACCCTCACAGGCGGGAATCTTATCCAGGTTTTCTAACTGTCTAATATCGTTTGCGCTCATCCAACCGTTTTGACGAGCGGTAGCATAACCATTCATACGACTCTGATGGTCTCCTCGAAGAAGACCATCCACGTTAAACTTCACATAATAGGTTTCTTTCTCCTTATCAGTTAAAAGCCGCCTCGTAATAGACTGTTCAAACCGCGCCACCCAAGGATCCAGCGTGTATTTCACAAACTCCAGCGACTGCTGCTCAATATTAGAAAAACTTGATTTTTCCAAATCACCAACCATGTGTGGTGGGACTCTGAAAATACGAGCGATCTCGTTAATCTGAAACTTACGAGTTTCAAGAAACTGTGCTTCGTTAGGCGAAATAGAAATAGGCGTATATTTCATGCCTTCCTCTAAAATCGCTATCTTATGCGAGTTAGAACCCGAGAACCCCTTATTCCAACTATCCCTCATACCAGACGGATCTTTTACTGTTCCGGGGTATTCTAGAATGCCGCTTGGTGTAGCACCGTTAGCGAAAAACGATGCACCATACTCTTCCGTGGCTATCGCCATGCCGATAGCGTTTTTTGCCATCGCAATAGGCGAATAGCCAACAAGACCGTCAAAACCAAGACCGGGAATATGAAGCACGTCAAAGGGTTTAAGTTTCACATTCGTTTCTTTAACCGCTAAAACATCACTATCATTTAACGTATACTCGTAAAAAATCTGACCACTCTCATCCCGGTCAACTCTCATACGATCAGGCATTAAAGGGTATAAGCCTAAAACTTCGCCTTTACCGTTTCGAATAATCTGCGCGTAAGCATTACCCCATAACAGTAGATGCGTCATCAAGGTTTCTCTAAACACGAAGCTTGTCATTTCAAGATTCGGCTCATCATGAAGCACCTTATACAAAGGATGTTTAACCGCTTTAGCCGTACCCGTACTCGTGCGCTCATACACGTGAAGCGGCAGGCTCGCCACCGCTTCAGACAGGATGCGCACACACGAGTAAACAGCCGTCATCTGCATCGCTGAACGCTCATTCACCCTTTTACCGGATGAGGACGTACCCATTAAGAAACGATAACCGCCGCCTAACATCTTGTTTTCAGGCTTATCTCTGCTCTTAAAAATCTTACTGAAAATGTTCATACGCACCTCCTTACATGAATAGGATTCCTCGACTGTCATACACGCTTTCCGTATTTGCGTTACCGCATCTGATGGCACGGTCAAGTGCCATGATGGTTGCGATAGCACCGTCTATTTTCTCGGTTGATTTTTCCTTATCGCATTTAATGTTTCCTGCAGGATCGGTGCGGATGAAAATGTTATCCATGTTCCAGCGAAGCACCGGATGCCCGGAGTGTGCGATTTTCTGCTCGAGTGTAAGCTTCATAAGCTCCTTGGTAGGCGGACTCATATCCTTGAATCCTTGTCCGAAGGGGACCACGGTAAACCCCATGTTTTCAAGGTTTTGCACCATTTGTACCGCGCCCCAACGGTCGAAAGCAATCTCACGAATATTGAAACGTTCACCTAATGTTTCGATGAATTTTTCAATAAACCCGTAGTGAACAACGTTTCCTTCCGTGGTCTTAATAAACCCTTGTTTTTCCCACACGTCATACGGCACGTGATCTCGTTTCACACGCAGATCCAAGGTTTCTTCAGGCACCCAAAAATATGGTAGGATACGAAACTTATCCGACTCATCTAAAGGCGGAAACACAAGCGAAAAAGCCGTAAGGTCGGTGGTGCTTGAAAGGTCAAGACCCCCGTAGCAGACCCTGCCTTCGAGTTCTTCTTCGTTCACCTGAAAACCGCAAGCATCCCATTTTTCCATCGGCATCCAACGAATAGACTGTTTCACCCACTGGTTAAGACGAAGCTGACGGAAAGCATTCTCTTCACCGGGATTTTGCCGAGCTGACTCGAAAGCAGCTTTAACTTTCTCCATTTGAACCGTAACCCCAAGAGAAGGATTAGCTTTCTTCCACACCTTCGGATCAGTCCAATCATCCGAATCTTTTGCACCATAAATCACGGGGTAGAAAGTTGGATCAATTTTCCTGCCCTCGAGAATATCAACTGCTTTCTGATGCGTCTCATAGCAGATCGAATGCGTATCCGTACCAGCCGTTGTAATCAGAAAATATAGTGGCTGCATGCGAGCATCCCCGGAGCCTTTAGTCATCACGTCAAACAGTTTACGGTTTGGCTGCGTGTGAAGCTCATCAAACACGACACCGTGAATGTTAAACCCGTGTTTAGAGTACGCTTCAGCCGACAACACTTGGTAGAAACTGTTAGTTGGCAGGAAAATAATACGTTTTTGCGAAGCTAAAATTTTAACCCTACGGTTAAGAGCCGGACACATTCTAACCATGTCCGCCGCCACATCAAACACGATCGTTGCCTGCTGACGGTCCGCCGCACAACCATAAACCTCGGCACGCTCCTCATTATCCCCACAGCATAAAAGCAAGGCTACTGCAGCAGCAAGCTCACTTTTACCCATTTTCTTAGGTATCTCAATATACGCGGTATTAAACTGACGGTAACCATTCGGTTTCACCACGCCAAACAAGTCCCTGATAATCTGCTCCTGCCAGGCTAGGAGCTTAAAAGGCTTACCAGCCCACGTTCCTTTCGTGTGTGTTAAACATTCGATAAAACTTACAGCATAATCCGCAAGCTCCTTACTATACGTTGAATCTTCTTTTTTAAACTTAGTAACCTCGTATGCTTGCAACTTAAGCTCCTCCTTTCTTTAGGCATAAAAAAAGACGCTTACAGCGCCCACATCATTTCTTAGTTTTTCTTAACGAGAAACAGGGCCTTAAGCCCTGCTACTTTTAACTAAACTTAAAGTTTTTACTCTTTAGTTTCTTGTGTCAAGGATCATTTCTAAAGCCTCATTTGCAAGCTTGCTTGTTGGCATCATGTCCCAGCCTCTATCGTAGTTTGCGATAACCTTGTTATTGTTTTTCAAAGTAAGCTTGGAAATTCGCCCCTGGTTAATCCCATATTCGCTTGGCTCTTCAAAAACCTTCATACTGTAGCTTACAACCTGATCTTCAACTCTAAGCGTATCTTGTTCCCACATGATTTTTTCTCCTTTTTCTGTGTTTTTTGCTGATACTATATATCACTCTAAAAGCACATAATAGCAAGCCATAAACGAGAAAAAATCGCGGATAATTCCACGATTTTTCTCCAGCCTTCCAACCCTATGGCTGACTATCCCCCCTTTCTTTTAGCTTCTTTCTTGTTGAATCGCTTGATACGCTTTTTGAATATCCTTGTCCAAGGTTTCAGCATCCGCAAACAGTTCAAACTCCGTATCGTTTAGTTTTCCTCCGCTTACCTTCCAAAGCTCCTCGTGAGCTTTACTGGCGCAGGTTTTTGCTGTTTGCGCAATGTCGAGCATGCTGATAGCCGAACTAATTTTCCCTTCTTCAGCTTTTTTGACTGCGTTTAATGTGTAGCGTCTGCATGTTTTAACTTCGTTTGCGAGGTTTTGTAAAATTTCTTTTTTCACAGGTTTTCTCCTTTGCGCACGTGTTTTTGCTGATACTATATATCACTCTAAAAGCGCGCAATAGCAAGCTTTTAAGCCAAGAAACACCGGGTATTTACACGTTTTTCCCCCACCAGTTTTCGCTAATTTTTTTACTCTTAAAAACCGTTAAACGTTTCTAAAATCATGCGGAAATAATCATCACCCAAAAATCATCTACCACAGTCAAACATGCTTTTACAAAAACCTCGTTCTCTTGCTCTAAAATCGCGAAAATTTCTTCAACCAAAGAACCTGTAGTACAGTCTTCACTCAACACGTACGCCTGGTCTTCACTCGAATACAGCATTACGCTCACCCCCGTTTCTAAAAGCACAGGACCCTTCTAAACGGGAAAGCATAATTTTCCTGTCTTGTTTAAACTCGTCTCCTATAAACCCGAGTCTAAGAAGAAAACATCTGAAAGCATACTTATCGTTAACCGTCTCACGCTTACTATTATTTACGCGTTTAATTTCCACGCTCATTTTACAAAGACTGTTTATAAACTTCGCATAGGATGCCAAGCCTGGTTGGTTAGCCTGCTCAAACCAAGGAAAAATAAGCTTATCATCTTCTTCCTTAATATTAAGACTGTTCACTCCTAACGCTTTTTTAATAAGATCACCCTTATTATCAAGAATTTTCCTAAGCTTTACCACATCAGCCTTATCTTTAGGAAACTCAACACTAAAACATTGCGTACCATCACACGCGCAGACTGGAAGACTTATACCATAGTCAACGTCTAACATGTTTTTCAAATCATCTAAGTTCTCTTCACTACTACACGTGACCGTACCATCTTTACTAATGTTGAAAACACCTATCTTGTAAGACATACTCGGAGTTTTTAAGTAAACAGCCTTTACTCCCGTAGAATCCTCTATAGCTTTAATAAGCGGCTGCCTATCTTTTCCTTTTAACCCGTATTTTAATTCCATTTTGCCTCCTTTAGATTTTTTCGGGTACATATATAAATCACTCTAAAGAAGGCTTATAGCAAGCGTTTGCAAACTATTTTTCATATAAAATACGAGTCTTACTCGTTAGCACATACTTCAGTAAACGAGTATTCTTTACCGCCTCTTAAAACTTTCACACTCTTATCATTTCCAACCTGCTCAATATAACGTTTCACAATCACGTCACAATATTTCTCGTCAAGCTCGATAGCGTAGCAGATTCTACCAGTCTGCTCGCAGGCTATAAGCGTGCTACCACTTCCAGCAAACGGATCTAACACAAGCGAGTTCGTCATACTCGAGTTTTTAATCGGATACGCTAAAAGAGCTATTGGTTTCATGGTTGGATGATCAGCGTTTTTCTTAGACTTTTCAAACTCCCAAACTGAAGTTTCTTTCCTACCCGCATACCACTTGTGTTTACCTTTTTTCTTCCACCCATACAAACACGGTTCATGCTGCCACTGGTAAGGGCTTCTACCCAACACCAGCGACGGTTTCTTCCAAATACAACAACCTGAAAGATAAAACCCCGCGTCCTGGAATGCTTTTCTAAAATTCAAACCCTCCGTGTCAGCATGAAACACGTAGATAGACGCATCATCTGCCATCGCCTGCTCCATGTTCACGAACGAGTTGAAAAGAAACTGGTAAAACTTATCATCCTCCATATTATCGTTTTTAATTTTCCCAGCAGAACCCTCATAGTTCACGTTATAAGGCGGATCAGTAACCACCAGATTCACTTTAGTATTCTCAAGAAGCGTCTTATATGTTTCTAACTTAGTAGCATCACCGCAAATAACACGATGCTTACCAAGCGTCCAAATGTCACCCGTTTTAGAAAAACACGGTTCTTCCAATTCTTTTTCAACATCAAAATCATCATCACTTACGTCTTTATCAGCATCAAAAATACTGGAAAGCTCCGCCTCGTCAAACCCGAGAAGATCAAGATTAAAATCCGCTCCTTCAAGCTCCGACAACTCGACAGCCAATAGCTCATTGTCCCAGCCGGCGTTAAGTGAAAGCTTATTATCCGCAATAATATAAGCACGCTTTTGTGTTTCAGTTAAATGATTTTCTTTCACGCACGGAACTTTTTTAAGACCCAGTTTTAATGCCGCGGCAAGCCTACCATGCCCTGCAAGAATAGTATTATCCTCAGCCACTAGAATTGGGGAGAGAAAACCAAACTCGCGAATACTTGCCGCTATCTGAGATACTTGCGCCTCAGAGTGCGTGCGAGCGTTTCTCACATACGGGATAAGCTCACTTACGTCAGCCAAATAATACTGCATCTCTTTTTCCATAATCTTTCCTCCCGTTAGAAAAGACCCCAGCAAGCCAGCTTTTCAAAACCACCCACCGAGTCAATATAATCTTTCGCAATTTTCACAATCTGCGCATACGGTTTACCATCAACCATTTCATCCCCGATAGCACAAGAAAACTCAACCACCCGGCCGGTTTCCTGCGCTTTCAAAAACGCGTAAATGTTAACCGACACGTCAGCTTTCGTAAGATCTTTACCATGCAAGCCGCCGCCTGTAACAGCATCAGCCATGTCTGACCCGAGTTTTCGATTAACCGCTCCCGTATCCACGCTGATACCACCCGTCCAGTCGCCTAAAGGATTAACAAACGCATTCGGATACTCTTTCAATAAGTCTTCTCGTTTAGCGTGAGACTGGCAGATGATAAGCTTTTCACCATCAAGAACATACTTGCCGTCATACGGATACTTTTCATAAACCTTTCGAGCAATAGTAGAAAGTTTCTTCTGCTCGCCTGTTAGTGGTACGCCTTTAAAAATCCCGTTATCGCCACAGCGAACCATACCATCCTGGTTTCGGCTTAAATGCTTATCCTGTGGCACGACCGTAATATCAATCTTTACTTTCCCAGGGCTTAAACGGTGGATAATATTTTTAATATCCTTAAACTTAAACATCACCGTGCTTTCAATACACACGGCACACTTACCATGCCCGAGCATCACTTCAACAGCGATCTTTGGATTCTCATCCAGCTTGTAAGCCAGATCAACAATTGCTCCAGCAATACGATCCGCAATCTTGTCGACATGTGACGGGTTTACTTTTTCAATCATGGTTCTTTTCCTTCCTTCCGATTTTCCAACCAGCTGCAATAAAAAAAGGAATGTTCGAAATTTTGATAAATTTCTCTACATTCCCTTTGCTTATCCATTTTCTGTTTTTTGAGCTATTACTCAGCTTTATCAACTGATTCTTATGTGGCTTTCTTCCTCTATTGGCTATAGAAATCTTTTCTTTAACCTGACCATAATTCATGTTGTATCTTCTGCTACACCATTCCAAATTATCGATTCTGTTGTTACTTTTATCTTCGTCAATATGGTTTATGTCAGAATAATCATTAGGATTAGGTAGAAAAGTTAATGCCACAAGTCTATGAACAAGTAGGTTTCTCTTGTTTCCGTTCTTCCATAAATACACCCTTTTATAACCATTACGCTGATAATCACCTTTAAGAATTTGAGTGCTACGTTTTATGCTTCTAATTTTCCCTAAATTAGAAGCTTGGTAATGACCTTCATATTCAGGAATATCTTTCCATACTTCCACATTTTTTCTCCTAAATGTTTTTACGTGTTAAAAGCAGGCGTTCCATTAAATCGTTTTGAGGTGAAACACCATCAAACTCAGTCGAACAGTTTTCTTTCACAATCTGGAAAATCTCATTCCAAAGCCTGACCGCCTGATTCATGTAGTTAATACCAATGTTGATAAAAGGCGAAGGTATCGGTTTACCCGTGGTCGGATGCTTGGAAAGAAACCCGAGTTTACTGGTTACTTCCTCGCATTGAATCCAACGAGCACAGCTCATCGCATACCGTTCAATAAGAGGAGACGGGACTTTACTGCTAACACCAATGTCTTTTAGCCACTTCCATGTTTCAGCGAAAATTTCTTTAGCCTGAAGCTGAGTACCGTCTTTTTGCGTGGCGGATAAAAACTCGTGAGGAACAGGCATTTCAGCACCTTCAAGCTCCGGAATATCAAGCACGCTTAAAGGCCTGCCACCAGGGTTTCCTTCACTCGCTTTTTCAACAACCGCTTTCTTTTTACGCCCGGCACCCACGCGTCTGCCGCCACGACCGCCGATATTATTTGATTTTGTAGGCAAACTTTTCGCCTCCTTCCCACGTGAGTTTTAACTATTAAAAAATTTTTGTGTCTGATTTTGCCTATTACCCTTTTGAATTCGCTGTTTTTACGCAAAATACCCTGCGCCCGTTCCCCATGGGGTAGGCTCGTAGAGATTTAAACCCCCCTAGGGGGTGGGTTATTTGTTATGCCAGCGATCTCCACGCTTAGCGTGAATTTTAGAGTGACAGGATTTGCATAGAGAAATAAGATTATTCCTCTCATGCGTTCCGCCTTCAGCAATCGGTTTAATATGATGAACCTGCTCAACAGGCACAAGCACACGATTCTTAAAGCAAAGCTCACAGAAAGGATGCTCTTTCACATAAGAGTCCCTGACTTTCTGCCATGCTCTGCCGTAACGCTTGTGAGCATCATAAGGACGCTCGTATTTTTCGTAGCGCCTGTTCTCTTGTTTTAAGTGTTTCTCACAAAACCTGCCGTCAGTTAGGTTCGGACAGCCTTGATAAGAACACGGTCTTTTAGGTTTTCTTGGCAAGACTCATCCTCCCTTTCCAAGTAAGATAAATTAACGTAAAATGAGTGA